ACCAGATCAAGTATATTTGCGGCTTCCCGGTGTAACAATGGCCCTACGTGCTGGAAGCCCTGCATCTCGGAAGTCAATAATGCTTTCTTCTTCATCAACTCCGCAAGATATTGAATAATCATCATATCCTTTTTTCTTTATCTGGTTAGCCATTTCCTTGTTTCTTATCTTGGAGCCTCCAAGTTCGTCTAATAAAAAAACTTTTTCCTGATTAGGAACATAAGCTACACGGAGAAATGCTTTAGGATCTGGATACCACCCCCAGTCCTGTCCCTGGTAGATACTTTGAAAGCTCTGAATCTCTTCATCTGTAATTTTTCGAATTTCTAACAGTTCGAAAATATTTGTTCCAAGTCCAACAGGAAGACCGAGATATTCATGGTCGTAAGCTCTCTGATTTGTTTTCTTCAGATGCTCTGCATCATCAATAAATTGCTGACCAAGCCATTCAACAGGAACTGATCTATAATCGCTCTTGTGTCTGTAGCTGTCAACTCTCGGTTCCTCCACATACACGTTCGCCCAGTTGCTCCGGCTGATCGGTGGATTAAATGTCTTAAATACTTCAAATTTGCTTCCACCACGAAGTACAGACTGTTGAACTGTACGGATTTCTTCAATTCCGGCAAACTCATCAAGCTCCTCAAACCAAAGGTACTTGAAATATCCTTTTTTTACTTTTATGGACTTTGTTTTCTTAGCTTTATCCAGTCCTCTGAATATGATCTTTTGTCCTGTTGGCTTATACACATATTGCATAGGACTTAAACTGTCAGCCCATAAATCACTTGCTCCAAGCGCATCAATTCCCCATGCGATCTGTTCATACACAGATTCTCTGAGCGTATTACCGACTTTCCGAAAGATTACAGCATTTGACATTAAGCCATTCTCTGCATCCTGCATCATCTGAAACGGAATCATGCCGCCTACAAAAGATGATTTTGTGGATCCACGTCCACCGTACAGATCATAGTAAGTGTGTTTACCATCTAAAATATCCCAAAACACATTGTAAAATGCTGGTGCCACAATCTCATTCAGTTTGATAGCGTTACTTTCCATCCTGTTTCTCCGGTCTTGGAATATTGTTCACAATCGTAATCTTTCCGTCTCCGAAATCATCATTTTTCTTGTCAGCGTCCCAACCCTTGAAGTTGTTTCTAAGACTAAACTGAGCACCATTGGAACCATCACGATCAAACAGTCGTTCTTCTGCATACTGTTCTACTCTTGCTTTCGCGCGTGTAATCGTGTCAACAAATTCTGGTTTTGCTTGATAGTTTAAAAGAGCCTGTCTGCTTGTAAATCCAAGGGCCAGAGCAAGTCCTGTAACGGTCGGAGGGTGAACGTCTACAAAAACGGGAGACCCGAATTTATTAAACATTTGTTTGCCTTTGCTATCAGTTAAAGGATATCCTTTACAATACTCAAAATATTTTTCGATTTTTTTTTCAATTTCATCCACCGTTTTATACATGGGTGGTTTTCCAATTGGCATTCCCACGTTCTCACCTCCAAACAAAAAACTGCCACATATGGCATATAGTCATAGATATATACTATATTACCATACATGGCAGAAAAATTTGTCCCCACATTTTAATATTAATTGTAGTATTATATTTCTCTTAGTTTTCTTAGAGTATCATAAAACATAGCCATTGCCTTGCGCTTGTATGCGTAGAAATCGTCTCGCTTTGCCGGTATGTATTTCGTTTTCATGATACGGTCATAGGATTTGTTTGTTACAATAGATTCATACACCAAAAGTTCAATCCCCGGCGGACAAGAACTTATGCAGCAGTGTAAAATATCGTGTCTCTGCTCTGGTGTAGCTTTCTGACATATATCATTTAAACGGTTAACATCCTCCGGATATACGCCAAAATCAACAAGTGACTTTTGCCTGGTTCGCATATCATCACCGCCTTTTTATTGCTATTTACGCTTGCCACCAAAATGTGCAACCAAGAAAATAGTGCCAAATGATCCGAATATTATTCCAAATGTAAATGCTATTAAACTATCAATCATTTATATCACCTCTTTTCCAGTCAAGCCGCTGTCCGCACTTATCACAATAATAATTCGATTTATACAAATTTTTCTCTCCGCATATCGGACATGTTCCTCTGATACTGTAATATCTACCAGAAAAATCCCTGATAATTTTAGTATCTTTCGGCTTCATCGGAATCTGTTTTTTCATTGCCTTAACAGCTACTTTCCTTACCTCGGATGTACATTTACCACCATAAGCCGTGCTATCATAACTTAATTCTTTTAATGCTTCTTCTGGTTTCATATTAATCCTCTGCTCCAAATATTTTCCTTAAATTGTGCTGATAATTTTTCACTGTTCGTTCAAGAGCGTTATAAGTTGGTCTTAATTTACATCTTTCTTTGTAACCATCGCATCTTGTTCCGAAAAGAATAGAGTTTCTACATATTCCGTCTTGACTTGCATAACATTTATTCATTCTTCATCACCTCCAACTTCTTCTCTATTGGATTAATAATCTCTTCCAATACCTGTTGCTCATAATTTTCTTTCCAGATTTTTTCTCTTTTCCAAAATGGAGCTTTTTTAACCTTGCCGATTAAATCAATACACACCATAGCAGTTAGCATTCCCCAGCATCCATCGCAGGCTCTTTCATTGCACCAGTTTTCAAATTCTTTAAATTTCATTTTTGAGTTCCTCCAACTTATCCTCAGCTTTCTTATGGGTAAGGAATACGGTTTTACCAATTTCACTCATTGGAAAAGCTCCTGTTATTGAACCGGTATAGTTTTCGTAATAAAATATAATTTCATCTTCTGTTCCTATATCTGGTTCTACATAGCTGTCACAATATCCATATGAAAATGCTTTTATTTCATACAATTCCTGATATCCAAAATCGTTATCCAATACCATATCTCCAACCTTACACGGCAGCCTCACAAGCAAGCCATGTTTTTCTAAATCTTTGTATTCCTTCAATTCTTTCTGCATTATCGCTAATTTAGTAAGCTCTAATCCAGTAAATGTACCGTTTTCTTTGAGTTCCTTTAATTCCTTTAAAGTGCCAATATCTTTATAAGACTTTAATTCTTCAAGCCACTCCGCAAACTGTTCATGTTCTTCTGCATCTTTAATACAATCAGCTTTGAATCGTTTATTAATTTCTTCATTTCCCAGTGATTCCTTAGTAAATTTACCATTCCATCTTTTTCTTTGCGCCATCATCTTTTCATGATTTATTGCTTCTTCAAGTGTTAATCTCTCCATCTATTTCACCTCTTCAATCTGACTTTCTACGGCATCTGCAAGTAATAGCATTGATTCAATAACTTTATCTGTTAATGACATTCTATATTTATTGTCAGCAAAATACTTAACGTGAGCTATTGCTTCCTTAATCTTTTCTTCGCACGTAACAATTTCGGATGCTTCATACATTTTTCGTTCATCACTGCTGTATGTTACTATTCTTTCACCATAAAAATTTAACATGTTTGGAAGTGGAATATCGATTACGTTTAAATGATTCCCTCTTGACCACTTAAAGCCCTGTAATCTTGCTATTCTTAAAATTTTAGAATATTCTTCCTGTGTTTTTACGAATACGCTTTTTCCAGTTAAATCAATCATCTACTCCACCGCCTTTCACGATTTCAATTGCCGTGTGCGTTTCAATAATTTCTCTTTTACGATCCCACCCCATGGGTCTTGCTATACAGCTTGCTCTTAAAATTTCATCCGTAACCTTTTCTACATCAAAAGCAGTCGGCTGTTCGTCAATTATTTCTTTAATTGATTCCAAACATAAACGACACATGTAATCGTTGTCATCTTTTTCTTCTTCGATAGCTTCTTTTAGCTTATCTGCATTAATTAACCGCATTTATTCATCCTCCCACAATCCGAACAACCGCATCTGGTTGTACCATTCCGCTATAGTCTTACGCTTGTACGCAAAAAAATCTCTGCGGTTAATCGGGACATATCTTTCAAGTGTCATACTGTCATACCCCTGCTGGTGTAAGATGCCGTAAGTTATCAGCTCCGCAAGCCCCTTGGGGCAGGCTGACATCATCTACTTCCATTTCGCCCGTCTCAAAATTTCTGCCAAATGTGCAGCACTCTTCCGGGACATAATCCCCATCTTCAAGTTTGATCATTTTTACACTACTCATTTATTTACCTTCTTTCTCTGGATTTAATGGTATAAGTGGACACCACCACGGCTTGCTGAAAGGATCCTCTATAATCTTTCCCTTGGCTCTGCATACAGTGCACGCAAGAGTAATCCCGCCCATGCATAAACAGCATTCGCAATTCTCAGGAGTGTCCAAGATCAGCATTGACTGGTTCATTCCTTCCTCTTGTTCCTTACGCAAATCTCAACTGCCCGCTGGTTTCTTCTTTCATTCGGTCAACTCGACAAATCGGATTTCTGGCAGCAACACAGAGTTCTGGCAAGTTGCTTCTTACCAATGCCGCCGGTATCGGCGGGCATACTGCATTCCCACATCTTCTGACCTGTTCACTTCTTGGATATTTCTTTCCTGTGTAATCGTGATCGATTATGTAATCATCCGGGAATCCCTGGCAACCATACAGTTCACTTGGTTCCAGCATTCTAAGTCCAATATCCACGATCTGATACTCTGTCCCGGCAATTACTACCAATCCAAAACGATCCTGTGCTGTTATGGTATCAAGCGGATTCTTTACACTCTGTCCTGTACCCGCTCCATAATATTTCGTCAGGAAGGCGCGCACCTCTCCGAAATGTCCATCTCCGGCTGTAATCGTTGGTAACGGCTGACGAATATCCTTGCCATCGCAATGATTATTCATCTGAATTAGATTTGCTGTTACTACACTGTTGTGATCCCACGATGTGATAGTAGGCAGAGGATTATCTATGTTTTCTCCTGCTCCTTTGTAACCACCGTCATAATATTTGTGCAAAAATGATGTAACTAAGCCATATCTATTTGAACTGTCAACAGTCATGACCGGATCAGCTATTGTCTGCCCTCTGACTTCATCTTTTACAGTTTCAGAATGATACTGTATAAGCAACGGGCTTATAAGACAATGCTCGTTTTTGCTTACAATAGTAGTCAGTGGTTCCCGTACATCTTTGCTTCTATCTGCTGCAAAGCCTGTCTGTCCGATCTGTACCATATATGGTTCTACAACTCCATATCCATGCTTTCCGGTTATGGTCGGCATCGGCTCCCTGATGTCTCCCGGCTTTCTCTCGCCGCCATGATTGCACTGAATGATAAACGGCTCCGGATTCTCAAGAACAAACTTTTTCAGCCCTCTTGCGATTCGCGCCATTGTCTTTGGCGCAAGTGGTCTCACTGCACGAATACCGTACTTTTCCTTGATCTGCTCAGATGTATCGAAAATCGAAGGGCATGGTCGGCTAAAATCTATCTGCGTATATGCTCCAACATAAGGTTTGAGCCTTCCATTTTTCACCCGCTCACTGTCTGCCGGTCCATGTGTCGGCTCTGGCCATGTAATTGGCTTACCATCACACCGGGCGATCAGAAAGAATCTCTTTCGCATAGTAGGTGCACCATAATCTGCTGCCACAAGCTCACGAAACTGTACTTCATAGCCAAGATCTGTGAGCTGCTGCACGAATTTCTCAAATGTCTTTCCCTGTTTGGACTTGATCGGATGCTTTCCTCGGTTAAGCGGTCCCCAGGTCTTAAATTCTTCTACATTTTCCAACATGATTACCCTCGGTCTTACCAGCCCTGCCCATCTACATGCTACCCATGCAAGTCCTCTGATGAATTTATCCTTTGGCTTCCCACCCTTTGCTTTGGAAAAGTGCTTGCAGTCAGGTGAAAACCACGCAAGACCTACTGGATAACCTTTGCAGGCTTTGACAGGATCAACCTGCCAAACATCTTCGCAGTAATGCTTTGTGTTGGGATGATTTGTCTTATGCATCCGTATAGCTTCAGGATCATGGTTGATCGCTATATCAACACTATATCCCGTTGCCAGTTCTATCCCGGTGGAAGCACCGCCTCCGCCGGCAAAATTGTCTACAATTAATTCTCCGTGAATCATTTTCTTCTCAAGAAGCCCGGTATACCCTTGCCCCGGCCGGAGGCTGGCTCCTTTCTGTGTTATACTTCTACTTCGTTATCTGCTGGCATCTGGAAACACATCAGCTTCACAAGTGCTTCGCCTGCGGATTTCGCAAGTTCATCATCTATTCCTGCCGATGCTCCGCCTAATACTTTTGCCATTTCTGATACAATGGCTTTCGCAAACCCAGTTTTTGTATAGGCTTCCTCAATCATATCCAACACCTTGAGGGCTTTTGCTTTGGTCGAATAACGCCCGATGATATAATCTTCACACGAATAAGAGCAGACAACTTTAATAGCTCCTTCGATATCCATAATATCGATCACTGCTGAATTATCCAAATTGACTAATGTTTCTCTGTCCTGACTTCTGATTAACATCTCATTTTCTCCTCAATTATTCCATCTAATCTCCAGATCCATTCCCAACTGTTCCTTGATACTGTTGATATAATCCGGCCATGTCGCCAGATCGTCCGCAAGATACTCAGCTCCCTTGTCCATGCCGTCCATAAACTTCTGGCAGCGTTTCTGTCCAAATCCGAAATCATCATGCAAAACGGCAATTCCAAGGATTGTAAATGTATCAAGTGCCATTTCTTTAATCTTCTGCGCTGCTTTATCCAGGTCCTTACTGGCTAAAGAGGTATGTACTCCTGTAATGCCCCGGAATTTTATTTCCCTCTCAAGCGCTTCTATACCGCCATCTCTAACGATTCTGAGCGTCAAACCAAGACCATCCTCTCTTCCTCGCTCATACTCCTTCATTTTGTTCATTGGTTTTCTCCTTGTTCAGATTTTTAGCTTTCTTATGCATCTTGTCTAGATAATCCGCATAGGCTGTAAGCATGTGATCCACAAAGCCGTTTTTATTATATTTGTCTGATACAACGTGTATCTGCTCAACTACCTGCTGCCAGTATTCGTCCTTTTCTTCTATTCCGGCGGTCTGAAGGACCAGTGCCGGAAAGTCGATTTGTAAAAACTTTATGGTGTTCGGTATCTGCTCATGCGTCACTCTCATACTTATACACCTTCTTCTACCTCAAAACTCTGTTCAAGAAGTCGCTCGTTATCTTTGCTAAACGCCTTTATATAGCTCTGTTTTATCGGTCTGATAAAATGTATGCCATTAGCGGATTTCGCCCGGGAAACAGCTACATAGAACTGCCCAGGATCCCAACAACAAGGATCAATATTAATCTTTTCAAATGTCTGTCCCTGTGATTTATGAATACTGATTGCCCAGGCAAGTTTTACCGGGAACTGAGAGAATGATCCAACTTTCTTACGGACAATCTTCTCTTTCACGATCTTCTGACCATCCTTTTCTTGTTCAGATTCCTCAATAACCTGTTTCTCAATGTCTTTACTGTATCTGTACAAGTTAACTGTTTTGCCCTTATCAGTCTTGATGACCAGATAGGATTCTTCAAATTCTCCATTGTCCACAATTTTCTGAATGATGCCAATCGTTCCATTGACGTAGTTTCCAGACAGATCATTGACTGTAATCATCACTTTTGCACCGATGTTAAGAATTAAGTCCTCTCTGGCAAATGCAATGTTCTTAATATCAGCAGACGTTAATTCTCCGTCAACTGCTGCATGAAACACTTTTTCGGTCTTTTTATCCAGTTTTCCGAGAAAAGTATTATTAATCCGATCAGCTTCAGCATTTGTTCCAACCAGGAATGGTGCTTCCGGTATAACTTTATCTGCTTCATTGTTCTCCAGATAAGCAATCGATTTACGGATATTGGTACCGTATTTAATATCATTCAGTACGTACTTAAACCCTTCGTCATTCTGCCTGCATACTTCATCAAGCTTGATATATTCAAACCCCATTTCTTTCCAGTATTCAGACATGAAAGCATATCCGTGTTCGTACTTTCCACCCTTTCCATAATCAGATCCATACATCCGGCAGAGGATTTTACGATCATCTGTTGTGATAACTGGTGGAAGCTGGTAGAAATCCCCGATTACGATCAGTTGAACGTCTTCTTTATCCTCTCCGCTCAAAAGTCTATCAACCGCTCTCTCTTCATTTTCTGTAATGATCGTCTTCGCAATCATATTAAACAGGTCGAACCGGCACATGCTGATCTCGTCAATAATAAGAATATCCGCTTCCTTCAACAGTTCGGCTCTGGATTTCACTTTTTTCTTGTAATCCTCAAATTTGATTGAGATATTCAATGCACGATGCACAGTAGTCGCTCCATATCCGATATTGTCCGCAGCTATTCCAGTAGTAGCAGATACCAGAACACTTTTACCAGCTTTTTCCGCCTCATCAATAAACGTTTGAATAACCGTTGTTTTACCTGTTCCTGCATCTCCCGTAAGGAAAACATTACTGCCAGACAACATTGTGTCCAATGCGTACCGCTGTTTTTTATTAAGCTTCTCTTTTTTCATTTTTGTAACCACTCCTTATGCCTTAGTAACCAATTGTAACAATCTGAATTTTCATACAATTTAATTTTATTTTTTAATTTGTGCAATCATTTTATTTTTGTAACCAACGTGTAACCAACATTTCAACTACATTGGTTACACCGCAAACCCTTATTTTATGCTGGTTTCAGAGTTATGTAACCGTGTAACCAATGTAACCAAGGTTTTCCTATAGGAGATTGCAATGTATATATGATTTTTTTATATATTTTTTTATTCCCTATACACATGCTTTTCCGCGGGTTACATGGTTACATGGTTACAAATCACGAAAACGGAACACTTGTTCCAGTATTAGCAGGTATAAAATCAGCTTCAACATGCTCATTTTCCTGTTCGTCTTCAAGATCTTTTATATCAATAATCTTTACAGCAACAAGTCTCATTACACTTCCCCCATCTCTTTTTATTACCGTATCCCTTTTTCCTGTATGCTTAATTAATTCTCGATTAATCGCCCATGCTGAAAAGGCTTTTCTGGAGAATCCGTTGTTCTTCAGGAGATTTTCAAGAGGCTTTGGATAAAAATACACATATACGTCTCCGTACTCATCTGGTGTCTCTTTGAATCCCCACTGATCGCAGCTGAATTGCGCATCAAAGTGCTGTCCGTATACTGAAAGGCTTTCAATGATAAATTCATAGCATCGTTGGCCCTCCGATACATCTTTCTTGCGTGTAGGTATGTCTGCAACATCCTCGACTGTCAGCTCACGTCCATCCTTAAATATGAAATCTGTAGCTAATTTGTCAGCCAGAAGCAGTGTAGATATTGCCATGACCTGTTTTGCTGGAAAATTATATCCATCAAAGCCCTTTTCAATATCAGATTTCATTTCTTTTAATTCATCTGGTGTAAATCTCTTAAGATTCCCAACAAACACTCTTCCAGCAAAACCATAATTTTTCATTACAGTGCTATTAATCTCTGCTGGATTCTCATAAATATCTTCGCAGCACTCAATTTCAATAATTCTGTTGATTGCTCCACCGGAATCTGCAAATTCTGAAATAGGATTCTCGCCGTTACAAATGGTTACATTACACCATGTATTCTCCTTAGCTGCTCCGAGGTCCTTATTTGATCTTCCTTTCCCTTTACCGGAACAGAGATTGTAAATCAATGTTTCGTAGTTGTCCCGAATATATTGAGAAGCGTTCTTAGAGTCATCGAGGATCATCGGAAGGTTATTGAGCATATCTGCCCTTGTCTCCAATGATGTATCTGTTGAACGAAAATTCCCAACGTAGGCTCCCGGTGCCGGATTCCCCCAAACCGATGCCGCTATATTGATTGTTACCGTCTTTCCGCCTCCTGTCTGCCCATAGAAATCTACAATGAACGGCAGCACATCAAGTGGCTGTATAAGAACACTCGCAAAAGATGCCGCCAGTGCTATTCGTGGTTCCAATCGCCCACATGACCGTAGCTGCTTAGCCAGCGTCACCCACTTGAAGTAATCTCCGCTTTCCTGTATACTCTGGAATAGTGTTTTAAAGCGGTATTCGCCATCAAAAACGATTGAAAGGTCGTAAGGCACAAATACATTGCCATGCCACCCTAACTTGCTTGTAGAGTGCTGTATGTCAATCATATCGGCATTGTACATTTCCACATCTGCCAGATACTTCACAAGAAGCCTTGCATTCTCTGAATTTACCTGCACTCCGAACCTTGCAAGATTAGTTATTGCTCTGGAAGTCACAATGTCAATTTTTGGAACGGTTATTTCCGTCCAATATCCGTCTCTTTTGAAAGCAACTGTAATTTGCTCTTCGCCTGTCTCGATGTTCTTTAGTCGGCGAATCGGCATGATCGGGTGGTGGCACACAAGTTCCCTTGCCTTGGATGTCTCGGAAGAAAATATTCCGTTTTCCGTAGCTATCCAGCTTCCGCAAGCCATGTTAGGATATTCTTTTCCAATATCATCCTCATAAAAATTTGTTATATTCTCAACCAGTTGCATGGAACGATTTGCTTTTTCTTCCTTTTCCTTGTCCTGTTCTGCTTTCTGGAATTCTTTTATGAATTCCTCGGCTATGCTTTTTACTCTTACGTTCTTTGCTCTGTCCATCAACTTAAATTTAACTTCCGAGCGGTCGATTTTACTTTTTATCGCAAAAAGTTCTTCATATAACTTCTTCTGCATAAAATCATTTGCTTGCAAATTTTCAATATTTTCAAGAATGCTTCTCACCTCCTGCCTTAGCTGATAATATTTCATATCTGCTTTTTTCTTTTTCAAGGTTGAACTGGCACATATACCACTCTTCTGAACCAGGAGGGAAAGTTTTTAGTGCTGTTTCGTACATAAACATGTTCTTTTCTACCTGTTCAAGTTCGCTGGGATCCTGAGCGGGATTGCATTTTTTTGATTTGATATCTCTCATTTCATGTCTGATCTGGTTGCGGCTTTTACCTTTTTTTGATACATAAGTACCGCCCAGTTCAATAAATGCAGTACTAAAAGGAACGGATTCGTATTGCATCACGAAATCAAACACATCACCGCCGATTCCACAGCCGAAACAGTAGAAAGAATCATCGTAGATTTTGCAGGATGCTGACTTTTCCTTGTGAAAAGGGCAACATATAAATCCCGCTCTGTTCGGTTTCAGTCCATATCTGGAAAGAATTTCCGGCATTTTCACTGACTGTTTGATTTCTTCCTTAGTCATGACAGCAACTCCAAGATTCGC